TATATCATAAAAATGATGAAAGAAAGCCAGGAGAAAAGGGAGTAAGATATAAATTTGATTATAAAAATATAGTGTCAAAAGATTTTTTAAATTCGTTAGAAAAAATTAAAAGAATAAAAGCAGTTACGCTTACTGTGGATAGAAAAGATATTAATATGTCTGAGGTTAAGGAACTATCTGGAAGAGGGGAACTATCAACTGATGCTGATATAGTATTAAAACCAGAGGGTACAGGAATTTTTCATGATACAGTTAAAGATTTCTTTAAGATGTATAATGATAAGACCAAAATAATAAAAAGAGTTACTGTAGATGGTGATTCAGAGGAAAAACATCACATAAGTTTTAATACGGAACAGATGAAGGAAAAGGATACAGTTGCAGTTGATACTGATTTTATTACAGGAGAAGTAAAAACAGATAGCATTTATAGGATATTTGCAGAACGAATGGAGGATTTGTGAATATGATAGCGAAGGAAACTTTTAATATTATAAAGGACTTTTATTCAATGAGAAAGAAGACTAAATCAGATTATTTATTGATAAATTTGCTTCCGGCAGTTATAGGTGTAATTGCATTTATAGTAGGCAGTACTGTTCATAAAATATGGAATGTAAATATATTAAGTTTTACAGTTGATTTTATAAATCAAACGATTACAGTTCTTGCATTATTTATAAGTTTTAGTATTGCATATGTTGGAATGCTTATATCAAGTGATAGCGAAGTAGTACGAAAAATGAGAGATAAAGATTCCACAAGATATGAACTTGATGGGCAAAAGATAAAAGTATATCAAGTTACACATTGTATGATGACATATACGATATTAGTGGAAGTGTTATTTATAATATTTGTATTTGCAGAGAAGTTTTTTGTGTATGTTTTACCAGGAATGGTATTAAAAATTTTATTATGTATAGATGTAGCTATTCTTATGCATATTACATTGTTGATAGGAATAGGGATAAGAGATATATATTACGCATTTTGGAAATAATTATTTAATATTTAAAAGGCATCAGCAATCGAAAAGACAGTACCAACACTCAATTGTTAGATTTTTAATCTAACAATTGGAGGTCGGCACAAATTTAATATTGATGCTTTTATCATGCTAGAAAGGAGCTGATTGCATGTCATTAACAGCAAAACAGAAGCGGTTCTGTGATGAATACCTTATAGACCTTAATGCCACGCAGGCGGCTATTAGGGCAGGATATTCAGAAAAAACAGCGTATAGAACAGGAGCAGACAACCTCAGAAAACCTCAGATTGAAGAATATATAGCAAAGAGACAAAAAGAGCTATCAAGGAGTACAGAGATAACCCAAGAGAGAGTTATCAAGGAACTTGCCTTGATAGCTTTTTCTAATAATGCTGATTATGCACATGTGGTTGAAAAGAAGATGAAAGCAGAAGTAGGTGGAGCACTTGTGGATGTGTTGGATGAAGATGGTAAACCTGTTATGTATAGAACAGTAGAGCCGGTACTTACGGAAGAACTTACAGAGGAACAGAAGAGGGCACTTGCTGTTATCAAGAAAGGCAGAGAGGGGTTAGAGGTTAAGTCCTGCGACAAGGTTAAGGCCTTAGAGCTTCTTGGCAAGCATTTAGGCATCTTTACAGACAAGATAGAAGCCAATGTAAACGATACAACCAGGAGCGAGCTTTCAGAGCTTCTTGCACAGCGGAAGGCAAGAGGTGACCCAGATGCTTTTAAGTGATAAATATTGGGAATTCATAGACACACCAGCAAGAGCAGAGTTCCTTGAAGGTTCAACTGCATCAGGAAAGACAACAACAGTAGCTGTTAAGTTTATTATGAATGTAGCTGAATCAGACATGAAGCTGCATGTTATAGCTGGTAATACGACAGGTGTTATTGAGAAGAATATCATAAACGCAGATATGGGTTTGCTTCAGATATTTCCCAATCTGGAATATTGCGGTAATGGTGATAAAGAAAATAAACTTCCGCATATCAAATTCAGAGACGGGAATGTTATCAAGATAATATATATTCTTGGTTACGATAATGCAAGCAAGTGGAAGAATGCTTTAGGTTCGCAGTTTGGATGTGTGTGGGTAGATGAGTGCAATACAGCTAACATAGACTTCATACGAGAGATATTTGGACGTTCTGAATACTTTGTAGGTACGCTTAATCCCGATGCACCTACATTACCTATATATTCAGAGTACATCAATCACGCAAGACCGATTGATAAATACAAGTCAGATGTGCCGCAAGAAATATGGAAAGACCTTAATGGTTGCGAACCTATTAGAGGCTGGGTATATTGGTTCTTCAGGATGATAGATAACATATCCATGACGCCAGAAAAGATAGAGCAGAAGAAAAATAGTTATCCTCCGGGGACTAAAATATATAAAAATAAGATATTGGGATTAAGAGGCAAGGCCACGGGTCTTGTCTTTTGTAATTTCTGCCGACGACATGTTATTACAAAGGAACAGGCCAAATCTTATATTAGGCAGGAATGCGATAATACGCAGACAGAATGGTTTACAATATATACAAGCGGGCTTGATACAGCGTATTCAAGCAAGAGTCCGGATACTATAGCAATGTCCTTTGTAGGCATAACAAATAAAGGAAAATGTATTGTACTTGCTGAAAAAACATATAATAATGCGGCTCTTGATGTGCCTATAGCACCTTCTGATACAGTAAGGAATTATGTTGATTTCTTAGAGCGTAACAGAAAAGAATGGGGAGGCATGGCAAAAAATGTATTTGTTGATTCTGCTGATCAGGCAACAATAAAAGAGCTTGTAAAATATAAACGTGAGCATCCGGACTGCAGGTATTTATTTAATGCTGCATATAAAGCAATGACAATAGTAGACAGAATTAATTTACAGCTTGGCTGGATGTCATTTAATGATGAGAAATGTAAGGAACCTGATTTTTATGTAGTTGATACATGTACAAATTATATGGGAGAACTGCAGGTATACAGTTGGCTTGAAGATAAAGACTGTACGCCGGAGGATGGGAATGACCACATGGTAAATAGTGTGCAGTACGCTTGGATTCCATACAGTGACAAGATAGGAGTGTAGAGAGGTGAATATATTTAATTCTATGGCAGATAAGATAAGACAGGGAATAAGAACATGGCTTAGGATACAGCCAGCACAGATAGGAAGCATACAGCTTAATGAAGTCCTTGATTATGAAGCAAATGCAATAAAAAACAGAATATGGTACAGAGGCGAGAGCGAGGAACTATCACAGCTGTATTTACAACTCAATGGGGATAAGACAAGATTTTGGGCGGCAAAATGTACTCCAGGAATGGAGATAAGGAAGATACATGTTGGAATTCCATCTATGATTGTAGACATGCTTGCTGGTATTGTAGTAGGCGATATGAATATTGTTGATGCTGGCAGCAGACAGCAGGAGTGGAACGCTATAGCAGATGATAATAAATTTAAGGAGCTTGTAAAAGAAGCGATAACAGAGACTCTTTATATTGGAGATGGAGCATTCAAAGTATCTTTTGATACGTTGTTGAGTCGATATCCGATAATCGAGTTTTATCCCGGAGATATGATAGATGTAATTCGTCAGAGAGGTAGAATCAAGGAGATAGTATTTAAAACTGTGTATGTGAGCAACAGACAGGAATATGTGCTTTTAGAGCATTACGGTCATGGATATATTGCATATGAGCTCACAAAGAACGGCAGAGAATACAACATCGATGCAGTTCCAGAGCTTGCAGGATTGAAAAATGTAACATGGAATGACAACTTTATGCTTGCGGTTCCACTTATGTTTTACAAGTCAGCAAAATTCAAAGGCAGAGGAAAGAGTATATTTGACAGTAAAATTGATAATTTTGACGCACTTGACGAGGCTTGGTCACAGTGGATGGAGGCACTAAGGTTAAATAAGACAAAAGAATATATTCCTGAGAGTATGCTTCCGAGAGACCCGGATACAGGTGCGGTATTAAAGCCTAATGCGTTTGATAATGCTTATATACAAGTAGAGACTTCAATGGCAGAAAAGGCAGCACCCAAAATTGAGCGGGAGCAAAGCAATATACCTCATGAGAGTTATCTTGCAACTTATATTACGGCTCTCGATTTGTGCCTGCAGGGAATAATGAGTCCTTCAACGCTAGGTATTGATGTAAAGAAACTTGATAATGCTGATGCACAAAGAGAAAAGGAAAAAGCGACGCTTTATACACGCAATAATATAGTGGAGCAGTTGCAGGAGGTTTTACCTGAGCTTGTAAATACAGTATTCAGAGCAGTTGATACATATAATAAAACAGTAATAAAAGATATTGATGTAGATGTGACATTTGGTGAATATGCAAATCCGTCTTTTGAATCACAGGTTGAGACAGTCAGTAAGGCAAAGCAGGGCGGTATTATGAGCATAGAGGCATCTGTTGATGAGCTGTATGGAGATACCAAGGATGACAAATGGAAGCAGGAAGAGATAGCACGTATCAAGATGGAACAGGGAATTTCACAAGTGGAAGAACCAGGCATTAATATGCAGGCTGATGAGTTTTCAGTTCAGGCGGACTGATTGAGGTAATTTATGGAACTTAACACGGATTATGACATAGAGAAAGCCTTTAGAGCCATAGAAGATGAGCTTATATCGTCAATGATACGAAATCTTGACGGACACAGGGCAGAAGAGACAGAGCTTGGTTATAATTGGTCACAATGGCAGGTTGAACAGCTTAAAGCATTGGAAAAATATAAAGCCGACAACAAAAAGCGTTTCCAAAGTAAGTTCAGTGATATAAATGGTTCAATTGATGCAATGATATTTACGGCAAGGCAGACGGGCGGTACAGAGCAGGAGCAGAAGATATTAAGAGCAATTAAAAAAGGACTTAAAGCATCTAAAGTGTCACAGGGCACTGAGGGTGCTTTTTTCAAATTAAATACCAGGAAGTTAGATGCACTTATAAAAGCTACAAAGGCGGATTTTGCCAAAGCTGAACATTCTATGCTAAGAATGTCGGAAGATAAATACCGGCAGATAATATTCAATGCTCAGGTGTATGCGAATACGGGTGCAGGAACATATGAGAAAGCAGTTGATATGGCTACAAGAGATTTTCTTAAAGCTGGTATTAACTGTATTGAATATGCGAATGGCAGCAGGCATACAGTAAAGGATTATGCCAGAATGGCTATTCAGACAGCCAGCAAGCGTGCATATCTAACCGGAGAGGGAGAGATGAGACAGTCTTGGGGGATTAGTACAGTTATTATGAATAAGCGTGCTAATGCCTGTCCTAAGTGCCTTCCATTTGTTGGAAAGGTGCTTATAGATGATGTGTGGAGTGGAGGTAAGGCATCTGATGGTCCTTATCCTCTTATGTCATCTGCAATAGCTGCGGGGTTATATCATCCACGCTGCCGAGATGTACATACAACATACTTCCCTGAGCTGGATGAAGAGCCAGACAGTAAGTTTACCAAGGAAGAGTTAGAAAAGGTCAAGGAAGATTATAGGCAGGACCAGAAACAGCAATATGCAGGCAGGATGGCGGAGCAGTTTGACAGGTTGGCCAAGTACTCATTAGACCCGGATAACAAGAAAGTGTATACGGCTAGAAAGGAACAATGGGAAAATGTAGTTGCAAATGGACAGAAGAATGATATACTAAACAATACAAATGATGAAGGGGTTTTAGATGTGCATTCTATTGGCAAAATAAATAAAGAGATATACAGATGTATCACGGAGGATATACTTACAGATGAAGTTGTTATAACTAATAATCAGATTCAACATATTATGGATAGACACCCAAATGATTATGAAAGGTTTTCTTCATACTTTGGAGAAATTGTAAAAAATCCAGATTATATCATAGAAGCAAATAAACCAAATACTGCGTTATTGTTAAAAGAGATAAGAGAAAATGGTGAAGTTTTTAAAACGGTATTAAGATTAGTAACATCAAAGGATAATCCTAATTATAAGAACTCAATTATCACATTTATGAAGATTGATGAAAAAGAATGGAATCGTTTATTGAGAAATAAAACTATTCTTTACAAAAAAGAATAAAAGCTATATAATATACATACAGTAAGGGAGAAACTATTTGAGGTGGAAGAATTCGTACGATCCACACGCCGATGGTAATGACAGGGGAAACCCGAGAGATGCAGGAGAAGCGTACGCCTGCCAAATAGTTTCTTCATACTATATATAAGCAGTTAACAGCCACCAGTCGAGAGATTGGTGGTATTTTTATACCCAAGTTGCACCGGTGCAACAGAAAGGAAACGTATGTTGAAAAGATATTCACCGCCACCAGAGCCAGTGAAAAAAGAAAAATCACAATCTGAAATATTTATGGAAGATGATGATTTTGTAATGACACAGCTTAAAAGGCATGTATTAATATTACAGAATAGATTAACAATGGGAATGCCTCAAGATGATTTAGATGTTAAATTATATCATCAGACTATAATGGATACTTTATATGAAATAGAAAAAAGACAGAAATAAGCACGCATAGCAATACGCTGTGGGTGCTATTTTTATGTCCAAAAGAAAGGAAGATATGAAATATTTAATTGAATATAGGGGAGAAGTCCTGTCAGGGAAAGCTCCTGACCTCCCCAAGAATAAGCTAAGACGTGGCGAAAGGCTGCGTCTTTTTTGATTGCAGAGGTAGGCTGCAAAAATGATTT